AGTAGAATTAGGGAGTATCGTAATTTAATCATAGGTTTCGTACTTTTGGGTTTTATAACCTTACTCCCCCAATGGTTAGTGGTACGCCTCTCATAATTTATCCGTTAGAGATTATGACGCTGATTCATGTGCCACTAGGAAGTAATAACGCCACATGGTTAGCCATGGACAACTTTACTTCCAATCAGAACCATACGCCCTTTCGTTTCCGAAGGGCGTAAGGTTCTTTAAACATAAGGAGAATTTTTATGAAAAAAATTACTGTTACTAATGAATACAATCAGTTTAGATTTGTCAAGGGTAATAGACCATTAAATGATTTACATTTAAGTAGACTGCGTAAGTCTATGAAAGAAAACTTCTTACCTATTCCTATAATAGTTAATGAAAGAATGGAAATAGTAGATGGTCAGCATAGATTTACTATATGTAAAGAATTAAATTTACCTGTTCACTATATAGCTGGTCAGAACTGGAACATAGATGAGATAAGACAAATCAATTCTGTTCAAAAGGGTTGGAACTACACCGACTTTATTAAATCTTATATGGATTTAGAAAAAGGTGTAGGTCCTTATACAACACTTGATTGGTTTATTAAAAGTTATGATATACCAACTCAAGTAGCAATCAGTATCTTAGCTGATTCATCACTAAGCTCTACACAAATCAATGACTTTAAGAAAGGTCAATTAAAAATAACAAGACTAGAGTGGGCTAAAGAATTTTGTAATTGGTTAGTTAAACAAAAGCCAGTCTTTAGTGCATGGAATAAAAGAAGTTATGTTAGTGCTTTAATTATCTTAGATAAGGACAGACATTTTAGTAGAGCTAAGTGGTGGAAACAATTAATGGCACACAGTATGAAGATGCGACATTGTACTAACATAGATGACTACTTAGATTTAATAGAGCATGTATATAATATTGGAACAAGAGTAGATAATAGAATACGATTCCAAAGAGAAGGAAGAACTTGGAATGGGAGATTTAGATAGACAATGTGTAGAAATTGTGTCAGTAATGCGTTATGTTACACGCTATAGATTTAATAAAAGGTATTGAGAAGAATACCATAAAGGAGAAGTGTAAAGATGTTGGAATTAATCCAAGCACATACTATAGGTGGCTCAAGGGCAAGTATGAACCTCGTGCTGAAACAGCTAGAAAAATTTATAATGCCTTATCAAGTCAAAAAAAAGAACGACAAGTTTTGGAATGATGTAATCTTACCCTTTATTGAACGGAGACATGAGATGGGATTAACACAAATAGAAGTCAATGATATGATAGGTGTAGCTGATAAGCTAGTATCTAAATGGGAATGTGGTATGCGTAGACCTAATGTCTACAACTTATATAATTGGGCAGAGGTTCTAAAGTGTCAGATAAAATTGACTATCAAATAAGAAAGCTAACACGATTATGGAATCCAAGAAGACGACCACAAACGATTGATTGGTCTAACCCACACAACAGAAAGAAAAGATGGATAGAAAAAAATATAAATTTTATAATAAAAACTATGCCAAGTTTTCCTTGGATAGAATTTATGAATAGATATGAGAAGGGAGATAAGGAGTGTAAAAATATGATGGAAAAAATTTCATCAGCTAGATTAAGAAAAGAAAAAATGGATAGTGAAAGACGAAAGGAGAAGACGAATGAGTGAAGTAGCTTATACTAAAGAAGAAAGAATGAAAGGTATCGGTGGTTCTGATGCTCGTAAGATAGTATCAGGAGATTGGTATGACTTATGGTTAGAGAAGACAGGTAAAAAAGATTTACCAGATTTATCAAATGAATTTCCAGTACAGCTAGGAGTATGGACAGAATCATTTAATCTTAAATGGTTTGAAAAACAAATGAACATGGAAGTAGCACATACAGGATTAAAAGTTAGTGAGAAAAAAGATTTCATGTATGCAAATGTAGATGGTTTAATCTATGGTGATAATGAATTTGGTATCTTTGAAGCTAAACATTTAAACGGATTTGTTACACAAGAAAAAGCAATAGAAACATATCTACCACAGATACATCATTATATGTATGTGTTTGATTGTAACTATGCTTGGTTATCTATTATCTTTGGTAATAGATGGGGAGCTTATCGTATAGAAAAGAACGAAAAGTTTTTAAATCAATTA